ATTCTTTTTCATCAGGAGATAGGACATTATCAGGTAATCCTACTACAGACCCATTATCTCTTAACATTTGGTCCCAATATTCTTCTTGGTTTTCACCTTTACTTTCCAATAATACTTCTAATACTTTATTTTTTCTAATAAAAGTACCTTTAGCACCATTAAAGGTATAGATATTAGCAGGAAGTGGTTCAATACCTGCAGAGATACCACCGGTTATTACAGAATTAGATACTGTAGGGGCAATTGCCAACAGATGTGTATTTCTCATGCCCGTACCCTTACACCATAATGGTTCTCCATATTCTACAGCCAGGTCCCGGGATGCTCTTTCCGCTTTGATTCTAATATCGCTAAAAATATTATGAGTGTGGGCGGTGGATGCTATTGAATTGAAGGGTAATCCTTTTTGTTGCAAAAACGTATGCCACCCCATTACACCCAAACCTAATGCTCTACCTTTTCGGGCATGGGCATTCGTCCTAGTTAATGAATCTATACCATTAGATTTTTCTATAAATTCTTGCATTACACCATCCAAAAACCAGGTAGACATTTCCACAGTATCTGTGTCTTTCCATTCTTCGTATTTTGCTAAATTTAAAGATGATAAACAACAAATAAAAGAATGTTCTTCATCTGTAAATAAGGTAATTTCAGAACAGTTATGAACTACAGCACCATTAGCATAGAAATTTTTATTGTCCTGTACCGTTATATCATATACCGGTTTTTTATTTGATAATTTCGAAATTTTTAATCCCATTTTTTTAATTTTTATATTTTATATTTCCATTTATACCCATATATTGTGGGTCTTTTTCCTTTGGCACATTCCCCAATAGCGGCTCCTGTTTTTTTATTTAAAGAATGAGCCGCCTTAATTATAGATTCCCATTCTTTTATAAAATTTAATTCTAAATCATATTGTAATATAGGTTTATTATTTTTACCTAAATTATTTAATCTTGCTTTTTCTCTAGACTCTGGGGATTGGGTTTTCCCTTTCATTGGGGATATTCTACCTTTATGACCCTTAGATTTACCCTTATGGGCAATTCTTAAATTTTCACAATGCCATTTTGGTTTTTTTCTACCATATGGGTAACCAACTCCCTTTCTGCTTTTATTGTAAAATAATTCGCTTTCAAAAGCATTATACTGTCCTATGTAATATTCCTCCATTTCTTTCATTACTTTAGAATTAAGGACATTCTCTAATATTTCTCTTTTAAAATTATCTACACCATATTTTTTTAAAGCTAACTTTAAATAAGTTCCACTCCCTAAGTATCCATCATTTAAATCTTTACAAGTATGGGAACCTATATATTTTTTCTCATTTACTAAATTAGTTGTTATATAAACTATGAATTTAGGAGTTGGCTTTTCTTTCGTGATACTTTCTTTTAACATTTTCATCTACTTTTGTTTTATTTTTCCAATAATAAGTTTTACTATATTCAAGTTGTTTTTGAACACGTTCATCCTCGGTTTGATATTTTTTTATACGTCCCATTATCGTTTATAAATATATAGATCTAAGAAAAAGTCTAAGAAAATTTTAATTGTTTTTTTAAGTTTTTTAATTCATTTTTGTATAACTTTTTAAAAGTTGGAGTGGTCGATATAAACTCATTTTTATCCGTTAGAATATTATACTCTATTTCCCCAACAATCTGATCATCAGATACATCTAGAAACCAAACTTTCTGCCATTCCTTTTGTATAAAAATCAATAAATCTTTTTTATTATCAAACATACAAAAATAATCCCCTACCTCCAAATTTCTAGTAGATTGATTTTTAGACAACCCCAAAAACATACCTTGAGAAGTTAATATTTTTTCTGTATGATGGTTTTTAGTAAATAAGTTCATCATCTTCTATTAAATTTTGAGCCTCAATCCAACCTCTATTTTTAGTTAATATTTTATGTTCTGGAGTGCATTGTATTTTAAATCCCGTTACTTCATCCTCAATCTCTAATAATTCAGCTTCAGGGTTGGTTACTCCATAATTGGTAATAAGTTTATATTCCTTTTCCAAAGTCTCAAGATTATAACTTAAAACATAAACTTCAGAATGGGTTTGAAGTAAAAACTCAAGGTCTTGAATTTCTATTTCTTGTTTTTTATCTCCTATTTTAATGTTAATTTTAGTATCCCCAGTAACACATATATTGGTCATTGTTACTTCTAGATTATTTAGCATGTAAGCCATTGGATTTTGTTTATTTACATTATCTTTGTACATAATGTAAGGTTCACCTGTTTCCATTCTTGATTTTAAGACTTTAGCCCAAGTATTTAAAGCTTCAGAATCCCGTGTTTCTAATCTACGCATAAAATGATCATCTACAACAACACATTGGTGTAAATTTAAACATTGTCTGTTTGGGTCTCCTTTTGGTCTTCTAATTTCTAAAAATTCATTAATATCCTCGTGATTGATGTCTAAATTAACTGAAGCTGCTCCTCTTCTAACATTGCCCTGATTTGTAGCTATAATAGATGAATCGAATATTTTAGCCCAAGGTACAACCCCTTCAGATTTCCCATTTCCCGAGATTTCAGTACCGCGTGGTCTGATGCGAGATAAGCCAATACCTACCCCACCACCGGAGGCGGTTAATTTCATTAGTTCTGCGTTTGTTAAACCTATTCCACGTATAGAATCGGGTGTATCTATACCAAAACATGAAATTGGTAACCCACGGCTTGTTCCCATATTTGATAAAACGGGGGATGCCAGGCCTAACCAACCATTCCACATTATTTTAAAGAATTTGGATGCTAATTCTGGTTTTTTTAACCTAAAAGCGGAGGCATTTGCTACTCTTTTATATGCTGTTCTTACTGTTTCTCCAGGTAGTAAGTAACCCTTGCTGATTGTTGCTAATGAGATTTCATCCATGTATTCAGGGTAATCTTTACCTGCAATCCAATTACTATAATCTGCTATTAGTGAATTATTGTCCATTTTTTTGTTTTAGTTTATTAAAATAAGTCGTTTACATCCCAATTCTGTACTCCTTTTGAATAATTAGTTACCCTTACGGCGAAGAAATCGGAGTGCTGTTTTCCAGCAGATAAACTATCAAACCATTTCATTCTTTTAATAGAAGCTGCATCTATACCATTTACAATAGAATCATATCCTAAATCTTGCATTTTAGTATTAACTCTATATTTGATAAAAGATACTAAATCGTATTTTGAGCATCCCTCTAAATCTCCCATTGCATATACTTTGTCAATGAAGCCTAATTCAAGTTTTAAAGATAATTTAGCTGCTTCTTCAATTTCAATTCTTAATTCAGGGGTATTTAGGTCAGGGTTTTCTACCATTAATTGTCTAAATAACCAACATCCTGCTTCTGAGTGTAATGATTCATCTCTGATGCTCCATTCTACAATTTGTCCTACTCCTTTTAATTTATTTTGTAATTTAAAAGATAATAAAATAGCAAAGGATGAAAATAAATTAACACCCTCGGTAAATGCAGAGAAGATTGCTAAGGATTTTGCTCGGGCAGACCAATCTGGTTCCCCATTATGTGAATCTCTCACATCCATTAAAGCTTGAATTTTTGCCATTGTAGCTTCATCTTCTAAAAATTCAGAAAAATTATCTAAACCTAATTCTTCATTTAATAGAGAATAGGCTTCAGCATGTATAGTTTCAAATGCCCCGAATGTAACCGCCATTTTAATAATCTCGGGTTTTCTGAACCAAGAGGTAACTAAATTGGTCCAATAATCATTTACTACAGTTTCAGTTTGTGCAAATCCTTTTAGGATTGAACCTACAATATTTTTTTCATTTACTGTTAAATTTTGTTTCCAATCATTTACATCTGACATCATGGGAACTTCTGTGTGGAGCCAATGTGCTTGGTGTTGTTTTAACCAATAATCGTGGGCTTCAGGGTATTCGAATGGCTTGTAAACTATTCTTTCTTCTTTAATGTCTCTTTTTTTACTCATGATTTAATAATTAATTATTCGTTACCTAATTCAAAAAACCTTTCTCTTAATAATTGTTTATCTGTAGCATTTACACCCGTATCAAACTTATTTGATTGGTGGGCAGGGGTTAAATGCTCGTCCCCATTACTCGTATCTTGGTAATCGTATACTTCAAAATGTCCAGTTGAAGTGTTAGCATTTACACCAAATGTAAGACCGTCAATACCATATCTATTTTTCATTATATGGAATCTTCCGGTATTGTTAACTTTATCTTCTTTTTTACGTGAAAGAGACATACAGAAATCAGTAATCATAATCTTATCATAAGACCCGGCTGCTTTATCCCCTTCAATAATATCATCTTTTGCACCTGCACGATTAACTTGAGAAACTGACCAAATAGGTATATTTAACTGTTTTGCTAATCCCTTAGTGCTTGTATAAATATCATCAATTTCATCTTTACGCTCACGGTTGGTTTTTCTTGATGCAAGAAGATCTACATAATCTATAATAATCATATCAGGTTTTATCCCTAAGCTAATACACTTAGATATATGAGATTCAATGGTTGATACTGTTGCTCTACCTGTAGGGTATTCCTTTACAATCAAACTTCCAGGTAATTGAGGTAGAATTTCTTCTACTTTATCACGGTGGGAGTCTATTTTATCAACTGGTATTTTGGTGAAAAAAGCATCGTATCTTTTAGCTACATATTCTTCACCTAATTCTAGAGTATAATGTAAAACATTATACCCCAATTTAACAGCATACCCTCCTAATGCTACTAATGACCAGGATTTACCACCCCCAGGATTACCAAATATAAGACCGAAATCACCATTACCTAAACCTCCCTGTAGGATAGTATTTACGCGTTCCCAAGGAGTAGGAACAGTAGTTCTTGAATTTTCTCTATAACGAGATTCAATGTCTTTAACATATTCATGCCCCAAATTTTTATCTTGCCCCGATTTTAAAGCACTATCAATCAAAAAACGAATCCCATCATAATCCCCGGCTTGTAACATATCAACCGAAGACATTAATGCCTTTTTCAATTGTTGGTTTTTACAAAAATTAGTAAATTCTTCTTGAACATATTCTAAATCATCATCAGAAGAAATATAGGCTTGTTTAAGTTGCTCTCTAATTGAAATTTGTAAAACCTCGTTGTCTACTTTTTGTAATTCTACTTTTAAAATATCTAATGAGGGTGTTGTGTGGTATTTTTGGTAATATTTTAAAATTTCTCTAATAATCCACTTCATTGCACTATTCTCAAAATCATCTTCCGAAATAATATCGTGGATGTTAATTAGAAATTCTTTATGACTTAATAAAGATGATAACACTTTTATTTGGAAGTCATTTCCATACTGGTTTACTGAGGAAAGGGTCATTTATATAACTTTTATTTTTAATATTAATACTAATTGTATTTAGTAAAGGGGGTAAAGATTTCTTTTAACCATATGTCTAAATTTCTAATCATACCCCCAAGTTTATCTTCATTATAAAACTGAATAAACATTTCGGGATAGAAATCAGGTAAGTCATTTTTAATTAAAGTGTCGATGTGTGCTTTACCCCTATCATCTATCATAGGATTACTTAGATCCATTACCTTGTAATTAATCTCTATTCTACTTCTTTCTTGAAGTATACGTGAATATACAATATGTTCTTTAAATTTTCCGGCTGATATCTCAAATATATTTTCTAAAGTTAATTCTTGGGTTTTTAATTCCGGGAATTTTTTAAATAAACCTTTAGCTCCTAAACCCTTGATACCTTGGATATTATCGGATGAATCTCCTAATAATGTTTTCATTAAAATAAAATTTGAAGGTAAAAGCCCAAATTTCTCCTCTACCACCTTTGGAGTATAATATTCTTTTTCCATAGGTCGGTACACAATAATTTTATCCGTAACTAACTGAAGGAAATCTTTATCAGAGGATACAATAAAGCAAGTAGAATTAAATTTTTCTACCAACTTTTCGGATAATACCGCTATGATATCATCTGCTTCTACTTTATCAAGTATAGTAGTTTTAACAGGTAATAGTTTTAGGTATTGAATAATCCTTACAATTTGATCGATTTTAGAATCATGTTCATCTTCTAGATTGTCAAATGCCTCCCAATTAGTAATACGTTGTAAATTTCTAGTTCCCTTATATTCAGAGATTAGATTTTTTCTACTCGAGGATGAACCCGCGCCATCAAACACCACATACACAGATGTGGGGTTTGTTTGACGGATCATAGCTCCTAATGAACGAAAAAAACCACCTAGTCCCCCAACATGCACCCCATCGGGGTTAACCATATTCATCATAGCAAAATTTCTAAAAAATAGGTTTAACCCATCTAATATTAAAACTCTATCATGTCTTTTTAATTGAGGCTCTTCCCCTTGTTCCTGGATATTATCCAGGAGACTAAATAATTCTTTGTTGTTCATATTTTATTCTGGTTCTACTTCAAAATGGGACATACCTTGGCTTTCATCTCCTTCTTCAACAACCTGGAAGTCATCTCCACCTAAAAATTTACTCCATTCTTGAGAATATTTGGCTTTATATGCTTTCAGTTCCTTCTCATCATCATTAATGAACCCATGAGGAGTCATAATAATTTTACCTCTAGTAGTTACACCGTTAACGTGGTTTTTATCAATTTGTAAATTAGTACGTTTAGCAAATTCAACCTGTTTCCCATCTTTAATTGCTTTGATTTTAGAGGTCCCGGCATTAGATATATTTCCAAATGTAACTACGAATGTTGCATCGTACCACATAGCCATACCCCCTTTATTCATCATCTTAGGTTGACCCATAGGTGATTCAGCTTTAGCAGTCCAGACTTTATTGATACAGCACAAAGTATTGGTATAAGGTGCTGATTCTTTACGAGACAATACAATACTTTGATTAACTGTATTACCAAATTGTGTTGACATTGCACCTGCATTCCATTCATTGTTATTTTTCAATTTTTCAACTGACATAGCACAAGGAATAGAACCAATTGAGTCCCAAAAGAAACATAAATCATAAGGTAAATTACCTTTTTTCTGCTCATTTGTTAAATCCATAATAAAGGCAGCTACATCTTCTATAGTATGAACTGTCTCTCTATCAACGTAGATAAAATTACCATCATAGTCAAGAACTTCACCTGTATCCTTATCTTTAATAATATTAACTTCTAGCCCCATTTGTGAAGCGTGTTCCCAATTCCATTTCATTTCCGTAATGATGAAGACGGGTAATACCCCCATTTTCTGTGCTGATACGGCTGCTTCAAGCAAAGCAGTTGTTTTACCAGTATCAGAATGTCCTCTAAGTAATGAAATGTGTCCCATAGGTATACCAGGTATTCCAGCGATTTCTTGAAAAGCAGGGGATAATGGTATCCATTTTTGATCCTTAAATTTGATGTTTTTATCTAATCCCTTCTTGCTTTTAAATTTATTTAAATCAAATTTACTTTGTATTTCAGCGGACACTGCCGCTGAAAGGGATTTAGGTGGTCTTTTTGCCATATATTAAAAAGGTAGATCATCTGTTTCTAAAGTTGGATCTCCAAATAAAGTATCAAATTGGTTTCCTTTAGATTGTTTAACTCTTGGTGTTGATGTATTTAATGAAAAATCAGTTTTATTAGACTCAAACCCTACTGATGGTTCTGAGATTATATCACCTTCCCTGTTTGCGTCTTCGGGTGATAACCATTTTTCAAGGGCAGATTTCATCTCTTCAAATGAATATTTCTTAAATAAATCTTCAGGGTTTGGTTGGTCTTTCATCCAAGTTTCAACTTCTTCTTTATTTTCACTTAATGGTGTTGATTTTAATCTAACACGAACCGATGATTTATTATAAGCGGTACCTGTAGATTCTGGTCCTACTGTCTCCACTGTTAAATCTCTCCCATTTACAATGTCAGTATAATCTCCAATTTCATCATCCACCGCAAGGGCTAATAATTCTTCATATACTTGTTTTCCAAACTGCCACAATCTAGCACCTTTATCTTCTTCACCTCTAACTACTACAGGGATAAAAATACGGTTTTTAGGGTCTAATTTTTTAGCAAGTAAATAATTTTCCTTGTTATACTCTTCTCTAAGTTTTTGTGCAAACAATGCAATTGGGTCCTTCTCACCAAAATTTAAGGGTGAAACCATAACCTTATTAGTAATACCATAGTAGAATTTTAATTCCTTAAATGGGTTTTTAGGGTTAAAAACAGAGGGTACAATTCTAATTTGGTGCTTTCCTACTTTAGGTGACCAAAAAATGGTAGTGTAATCTGTTTTTAAATTTGAGGTTTGTTTTTGTTGAAGACCTTCTAACTTCTTTTTCAATACTGATAAATCCATAACTTTACTTTTATTTGATAACTGTTTGTAATAATTAAATATATGAAACCCCTTCCGGGGTTCCTAATTTGTTTTGTTTTTTCTTTAGACGTTGTATGATATAGCATAAAGTGTTTTTCCTCCTACTTCCAAAGTGAAATTATATGCATCACCAAAAATATCTTCTACTTTGCTTTTATCAAAAGAGAAATCTAAACCTGCTTCACCAAATCCTGCTATTGCATTGTCTAGTTCACCTTCACTATCTCCACCTACTTCAATTTCCATCCCATTATACTCTTCTTTATCATCTTCATCAAATCGAAGCTCTTGGGCTAACTTACCTATAAATTCTGCTTTATTTTGTTTAAGGAAGGAAAGGATGTTATCTTCTCTAATTTCTCCTTCTGCTAAGTATTTTCTAAATGTGTTTAATTCTTTCATTATAACTCTATTATTTTATGTATTTTAGTATTCAATTGTGCCAACTCGTTGTTTTGAGTAAGTAATATACAATTTTTATAGTGTTTCCACTCAATTCTATATCTAGGATCTACCACACCACCATTCAAACTCTTAATCAATTGATTTAAAGCATTAATAGTATATAAGGTATTAGAATCCTTTTTCCTATGCACTAGAATAGTATTATCTGGGATGGTATTAACATTCCCTTGATCTACATTGTATGTAACTACATATTCGTCTTTATCTTCAATGGCAAGTACAAATATCTTATTGTACATTATGTCATATTTAGATTTTATATCTTCTATTAACTTATCTAATTCCTCGGTATTAGTAAAAGTTGCAAATAATTTATTGTTCAAATCACCAACATTTTTCAATTCGGTTATAATATCATAACTCGAATTATACATATATGGGGATTTATCTAAAGTTGTAACTGCTTCCTTCATTTTCCTTTACTTTTAATTTATAATTTATATGTAAATATACAACCCTTACTTAGACCCACCTAATATTTTTATATGGGGTTTCAATTCGTCTTCTATATAATTTTTAACTAATATATTATACTCCCCATTAATTGGAGAATTAAAATTATTTTTCTTACTCCAATTTTCTAAAGCAGGAATAAAGTGTAAATTTCTTGTATTTCCCCACATTTAGAACATTTCTTCATTTTATTATACACATTAGAAAAACTAGGGGGAGACCAGAGAATGGTAATTTTCTCCTTCCTTATAATTTAATTCAAACCCATAATTCGTATATATGTTCTTAATTATATTTAGGACAACACCCATTTCACTATCCCTTATGTCTAAAAGTATTGAATCATATACATATAAAATTAGTTTTGAATCAAAACCCCTTAACTTACTAAGCACCTCCCATAAAATTGTTACTTGCATAGAAGATTCAAGACATTGTAATAAATAATTTAAAATTTTCCCAGGGTTCATATTAACATGATTGATTTTAGATAAAATATAACCAGATATGGGACATACTATATATCCTTGCTTATTATATTCATCCCATAAATTTTTTTTATATAATGATATTTTTTGGAAAAATTCTAAATCTTTATATTCTTCTAAAGTACTACTATTTATTTGTTTTAGAGTTAATATTTTTGCCTCTTTCCTCCCTAAGCCGTAAATTTCCCCTAAGTATTCATATATACCCCCAGAGGGTATTTTATAATCTATAAGTTTAGATAAAATAACCACATGCATACTTTTAACATCGAGTTCCACAAACCTGTTATTACGTGGTATAAAACTTTTTCTGCATCCATTTTCTTTATTAAGTGCGGCATAATTTACGTTTTTAAATTTATTTGAGGGTCTTGTTGTTGTTGTTTTTAAGTTATATTGAGTGTAGACGTATTCCTCACCTGATAGGGGGTGGAAATATTCTTCGAAGGTTGGTACATGTACTTTAATTCCACTTCGCTCGATTGCGTTGAATACCATTGATACTTTATTATTAAAGAATTCATTGTATTTTGTTTTACATTGGTTTATAGTTGTTTTTAAATCTCTGAATATCGTTTCACATAATTCATAATGTTTAACAACCGGGATAATTTGGTTTATATTTGGGTTATCACCATGTTGTCTATAATATAATTCATGTGTTTGTGTTGTAGGTCGTATATACGTAGTGGGGGGTGGTGTGGTGTTCCAAAGTGTTTTTAGAGGAAAATAATGTAATATTTCCTTTTTATCTCTACAATATAGAACTTCAAAGTTTTTTAGTATGTCAAATATGTCTGTTTCATACGTGTTTAATTCGTTTAAAGTTTCACTATGGTTGACCCCTAACATAAACCCCTTGCTTGATTCATTTGGTCTAATATACACTAAAGATATGTGGTTTTGTGTTGGGTGTATATTATCATTGTATGGTATTACTTCTATGAATGCCTCCTTATAACCACTATTGTGGAAACACCTTAATTGCTCTTCTGTTTCTATTAACCAATACATTTATAACCTTTTGTTGGTAATGTAATAAGGCTCCCTATGGGAGCCTAGTTATTTGTTGTTTGTTATTTGTTATTTGGTATAAATATATGAAAGTAAATTAAGATATCAACATTTATTTGCAGAATTGGTCGTATCTTTTTTTAAAGTAAGATGTAAAACCTCTTAACCTATTATCTCTTTGGGATTTTTCAACAATATTTTTATTTGTATTATACACTTGATTTCTATCTCCGGTTATGTCCCAGGGTAATGTAATTGGTTCATATAATTGATATGCTACCATTTCATCTCTATTTACATATTTTTGATATTGTTCTTTGTTTACCTCTATGAATTTAGGTTCGTTTGTTTTACTTAAAAAATATCTTTGAAATTCACCTAATTTATAATCGGATTCTGTTGGTTGAGGATAGATTCTGATGGGTTGAGATGGTGTAACGGTATTTGGGAGGGGGGTGTTTAAATAATCCCAAGTCCATATTGTTGTTTTTGTTTTAGAAATTAGGGAAAGATTGGCAAGGCCTAAACTTTGATCATTTATAATTTTTGATTCTAGTTCTATTAAAAGTCTTACAGGTTGGTCTTGTGGGTTTTTACCCGTATAATAGGCACCAGTAGATGTTGAAAAATAAGAACCAATATATTCTTCTCCTGTGGCTTCAATTATAAATTCTTCACCAGATGTAGATAAATTTGTTTTTATTTGTGATTTTGGGAAATACATAAATTAAGTATTAAAAAAGGTTGTTGAAAATTGATGTTGCTGCTAAAATATTAGATTGAGTATCACTTACACTACTGATTTGGTACTCCCAATGCCAAGCTTCCCAACTTTCATCTCTTGTTTTTGGATTTAGACGTTTAAAACCAAATTTTATTGCGTTTTTTGCTAACCATTTGTATTGGGGGTCTTGTGGTTTTATTGCGGAAAAAGAGAGAGTTGCAAAATCTACAGCTACACCAAAACCATGATTTGATGATCCTGGGGATGCTGCTGCACCTTTTCCAGATATTGGTTGGCATTTTGCACCTCTTGCTGGTAGATTTGAGCAATTTTGTTTAAAGACTCTTTCTTGATCATCATACGTCCTATAAGCACTGTTGATTTTAAATTGAATGTTATCTTTTTTAGCTTGTTCTAATAACTTATCTAAGGCTAAAGATGCTTCGGTGAATAAACGGATTCTCTTTTCATCACTTTGAATATATCCTTTATATTCAAATTCATTATTAATAGTACGTAATTTATTATTTGGGATTTCTCCGTTTGTATATGTAGTTCCTAATATTTGTTTAGTTGTTCCTCCTCTATTCCCACTAAAATCTGTTACTATGACTTCAGGAAGATCTCCACTAACATTTGTAACACTTGATATGCCATTAGAAGTATTATCTTTTAAATTAGACGTAGAAATTGTTCCTAATACGGTATCCCAATTATTGCCAGATATTCTATGGTTTATTTTGGTAACTAAAAAATCAAGAGCTTCCCCATAGTTAGGAGGTAAAAATCTAGTATCTATATTTAATTTATTATATATCTTTACACCCGAAAGTCCTTCCAAAGTAAGATCAAAAGATACAGGGATAAACCCTATGTTGCCTGAGGCTTCTTGGGTTTCTTTAAATTGGTTTTGGGATAAAGTATCTATATAAGATTTAAAGGTGGATTTACCCCTATTTATTAAATCATCATCAATAAATAATTTATTATATTTTTTTGATATGTTAAATTCTTTTTTTGCAGTTCCATTACTAAAAGTATAAGGGAAATTTGCACCGAATATATCATGTAAACAACCTGCATATGTATTTTGTGTTATTCTTTCTATTTCATTTTCCTCATATGTTTTAGCATCTAATTCTATTTTTTTCTTAGTAGTATCTTGTACAAATTTTCTAGCAACATCTTCTTTAGTACCTAATTGATCTTTATAACCAATCCACTTACGACCACTTGTAGTAGGGTAACTGGATGAATAAGGTAAAATCCATTTAGCATTACTTGAGTCACTCTCAAGGGTTGCTAAGGCATAATTATATGCATCCTTTTTATATTGAATTAAATCTGTACCGGTAGATGTTTTATCTTTAGAAGAGAGGAATGGTATGGGGTCTTTATATTGGAGTTGAAATCTATCTTTTAAACCTATATTCCATTTAGAAAAAGCAGTAGCATCAGAATTTTTAGTTGATTTACCATCGGCTGTAGCCCCAATAGAAATCATACTAGCCATAGAGTTGTCTATTTTTGTTTGAAATTTTATATCTTTTAAAAAGTTGGATTTTCCACCATTATAACCAAAAACTTCTATTTTTGGATTTGTCTTTGGTGATGGTGGGGATTTTTGGATAAATTTACTTAACCCCGGGATTGGGTTTTGGTCTATAATAACTAAAGTTTTATCATCTTTAATTACAGGTTCTAAATTGTTAAATCCTCCTAAAGATTGATTTAAACCATTACATATGGATTCAACTAAAGTATAAAGACTTAAGTTTCCATTTTCATCTACATTATCTTTTAAAATTTTTAGAAGAAAATTAACATTTAAATACACATTCATTAATTTGCCGGCAGTAAAACCATCTTTTTCTACCATAAACTTTTGGGGTAAACCTACATTGATTTTACTAAAGGGTGATTTATCTTTTAAATTTTGATAAGAATCTAAAAAGTTTTTCCCCCACTTCATTGTAAATAAACACACTTTGGGGTCAAATGGAAGTTGATTAAAATATGTTTTTATATAATTATCTTCAGGTGATGTTTCTATGGATATAATACTTTCATTTTCTGAAGCTTTAGGGATTACTAGGTCTGTTAGATTATCTAAAAAGAGTCCAAGTCTTATAAAATAATTGAATTCTCCTTTAGGTAAAGGTTTACCATATACTGCTTCAGTTACACCTGGGATATCTTTATATGAAATTAGAGGGGAATCTTTAGTATTTTTATCATGATTAATTATTTTTTTATTAAGATATCGACTTACTACGTCATTACCCATAGAAAGATAATTTAAAGATTCCTCATCAAAACCTTTAGCTTTTAATTTAGTTTGATTTAAGGTTAATTCCTCTTTACCTGCTATTGGGGCACTAGTGTTAACCTTTAAAGATTCTACTACATCTCCAACTGTAATTAAGTTTATTGTTATATCATAACTACCATCGGGATTAAAATTCCATGTAAAGTTATTTACTTTACCGAAAAACCCATCATAATTACCATGATATATATCGCTTCTATATCTTTCTATAGCTTGAATCATTTTAGAAGGGGTATAAGTTTCGTTTTTAAACCATAAATCTTCTATAATGGTATTTCCTGTCTCTTCTATAGTAAAGGTACCATCTTGTTTTATTTCCTTAATATATTTATCCCATCCCCATTCTAACATCATAGTGTAACCTAATCTTAAGTAAAGCATTTCTATAATAGAAAATTGGTATCTATTGAATGCTTTTAAAGTTACAGTTGCTTTACGAATTGAGCCTCTATTTACACAATCTATAGATACATCTATTATACCTGGGGTGGGTTGTAGGCCCATTTCTGTACCTCCAAAACCGTAAGAAGAATCTACATCTAACCAAGATTGTTGGGAGGTTTGTATACCCCTTCTAAAAGTATAATCAGAAAAATCTTGAGTTCCTTTTTTAAAGTTAAGATTAGATAAAGTATTAAATAATACAAAGTTTTTAGCTAAACCCTGACCATTATATTTAATATAACCAATTTTTGAAGACGGATCACCTAAATCTTTAGATATAGAAGTTAATCTAGATATTCCCGTACTTTTTTCAGGTAGATTTTTCCCATCAATTTTATCAACTAAAGCTACACCTGAAGCCATTTTGACCCAAGCATTTCTATTATTTAAATAAGTTAATAGTGTTGTGTTGTTTGTTCTATTTATAGAAGATCCTACACTCCCCGCACCATTTAATTTTTGTCTTATATCTATTTGATCAAAAACGTATTGTTTAAATTCTTCACCTAGGATATTCCCTTGTTCCATAACTAGTTATTATTTAATTCATTAAATAAAGATGTAATTTGACTTATATTTGTTGGTATTCTTAATTGAGAACCAACGGGTGGATAATATGAATTTTGTTTTAATTGTGGGTTTGCTATAGAAATTACCCACCATAGTGAGGAATTACTATAATAAGTTTGAGCTAAAGTATCAAATCTGTCTCCCACAGTTGTATAAACGTAAATATCACTAAAACTTAAAGGAATATCCGGATATTTAGTTATTGTTCTAAATGTCTTTCCTTTAGTTGAGATTGTTGTTGGTATTTGTGTATATCTACCCATTTAATTTTAAATTTATGTTGGTCATACCAACCCAGTTGACAATGAAGTTGAAGAAACTAAAGGTTGGAGTGTTAAGGGTTTAAAAGTAGAGGTTAACGGAAAAGGGATGGGTTTAATCTTGGTATTTAAATTATAATTTGTTGTTAAACCATTACTTAATGCTATATATCTTTCATCACCATATTTAGTTAATTCTCCTTCATTATTCTTACCAAATGTATTCTTTTGTACAGCAGGTACAAAATCATGGATTGGGATAAATTTGAATCCTGTTACTTTAATCATGTGGGGTAATTCTTTTACACTATCATCTGATTCTACTTCTAGAGGTGAAGATTCTTTTGCTGACCCATAAGGGATTGCAATTTCCCATGGTGACTCTTGAGGCACATCGTATGTAATAGAGGTCATTATTCCAACCTGTTCGTATAAGTACCCACCAATTGTTAATTTTACTAAATTACCACGCATATATCCTAATTTTGAATAATCAGGAGCACATACTGAGGCTAAATAGTTTAATTTTTGATACATAGGTATTAGTTCTGCTTTTGATTGGGCAACTACCGTCCAAGATAATGAAATTGATCTGTCAAACCCATTATATCTATAAAAGTTTTCACCTCTTCCCATAAATTTTTGGGATTGCCAATCTGCAGAATAAGAATCACTCATCGAATCTATAAAAGCTCGGAAATGAATATTAGTTTTTTTAGTAGGGTCTTCATTATCTATAACACCTATTCTAAATTTAACAAGGTCATTTACAGCAGGAACATTTGATACATTTTGATTAGGTAATGTTTTATATATTTGCCTATAATTAATAGTATCTAATACTACACTATCATCTTTTTCTTTCTTTCCAGGGTTTCCTAAATTTACTCTTATTTCTATATTTCCTGCTTTATTATAATCTAATCTAGAATATCCTTTGGGGTTTAGGATATTAGGTCCTATTTTAGGTTCAAACCTAGAAGATGTTTTTAATATTATTTGTTCCTGAGTAAGAGTGTTACTTCCTGCTATTTGGGTATTAGTTTTAAGAGTACCGGGGAGATATACACTATTTAAAAGGGGTATGTTAGTATCAGCCTTTATAATATTATTTTGTGATGGATCATGTACTACGCTAAAATATTTACCAGTAGCTCCAAATTTATATGTAATATTATTTATCCTATCTTGTATTCCTTGAGAATGTTGAGGTCTTAAGTTTGTATATTTACTAGGATTATAAGTTATAGTAGTAACATCATCACCTATATTAAATGTTTCTGTTGATATTCCTAAAGTAAGAAAATTTTGTCTATAATTTAAATTAGAATTGTTTATACCTGTTCTATCCTTAGCAATTTTTATATTAGTTTTACCAACTCCTAAAACAGAACCAGGTCCCCCATTGTAGGAATAAAGATTTATTTGATTATCCTTTTTTGAGTTTACAAATTCTAAATAACCCTCTAATCTACTTTTGCTTTTTTTGTTAACTAAATCTTTATAATAAGGTTGACCTAAAGGATCAAAATCTAATATAGAATTAATAAAATTATTGTTTCCTTTCCCAATCCCCTTAAGTGGATTTAAACCTTGTTTATTTAAATGTAATCCTAAAGGAGCCCCTGCAGCCCCTAATATGGTAGAAGTAGGCAAATAGATACCGTTATTTAATATGGCACCTTCTCCATTGGTTGCTACCGAGCTACGCGATAATATATTTTGTTTTACAGTAAATAATAAACCATTTGGTGATTTAAAATCAAAAAACATCTGTGTTAAACGAGATATATCTTTTAAAATT